GCCCTCACCCACGTTGGTCGGGTAACTGCCTTGTAAGCAGTCCTGCGCAGGTTCGATTCCTGTGGGTGGATCCAATTCGCCCGTGCCCTCCGCTACGCGCGGCACCGGGCAATGCGGTCTAATCAGCCGCACCCAATAACCTCTAGCCGCCCACGGGTGAGCATAGCCCCACGAGGCGGTAAGATGAGCCCATACGAGTGGCTAACCCTGGCGTTGGTTGCCGTTGGCACAATTGGCGTGCCCATGGCCCTGTACGTACACGGTGGAACTCGCAGGCGCATCGAAGAAAATCGATTAGAGGCAGCCGAGAAGGTCAAGGTTCTGTGGCTCAAGCATGACGAGATGGTCCTTTCGCGGGAAAGGACCGCCGCTGACCACGCCGAGTTCAAACTTATGGTCGCACGCGAATATGTGACCCTCGAAATGCTGAACCAAATCGAGAAGCGGATGGACTCGAACTTCCGCGAACTCAAGGGTGACTTCAAAGCCAGTACCGATTCGATCATCCGCGCGCTTGAAGCTCACCGGGCCGAAGACGCCAAGCGCTAAAATTCGGGAGGGATCACTCAGCCGATCCCGCGAGGATCGGGGCATACCAACCGCCCATGCAAGCCAGCCCTCCCCGGCCGCGTGCCGTCACATACTGGCAATGGGCGCAACCTCGCCGGAAAACCGCCGCCGAACCGGAATGAGCCGGTGAAGCGGCGCACCGGGCGGAGGAGATGAAGGATTTGGATGATGCCCAGCAAGCCCCCCATCGACTGGGAAGCCGTAGAGCGGGAATACCGGGCGGGCCAACTTTCCGTCGCTGAGATTGGACGGCAATTCGCAGTTTCGCGCGCGGCCATCATGAAGCGCGCAGCCAAATTCGGATGGGTTCGCAATCTCGCTGACGAGGTTCGTCGTGAGGTCGAAAGTAAGCTGGTTGCAGATGCGGTTTCAGGCGGGGTTACATCCTGCAACGCACGCGAAACCATCGACGCAGCTGCTTCCCGTGGCGTCGAGGTGGTCCGCCAGCATCGCCGCACACTGTCTCGGCTCAACGGCATTGCCAACGGCCTGATGACGGCCATGGAGTCCCGGCTTGAAGCCGTCCGCACCGGAGTGACCGACACTCCCGAACTGGTGGCGTCCTTCGCGCTCCTTGGCGAAAAAGAAACCATCGCGGACGCCATGGAAAAGGTGAGCCGCACCATCGCCAAGGTGGTTCCGCTAGAGCGCCAAGCGTTCGGCCTGGACAAGGCGCAGGACGCATCCCCCGCGTCAGACCCCCGTACTAAGGCAGAACGTGATGCTGCTATCAGGGCTGCCCTCGGAGAAGAATGAACAGCGGGCGCACCTGCACCTTCTCGCCTATGCTGCCTACCAGTGGCCGCGATATCGTGTTGGCGCGCATCATCGACGCATTGCTGCCAAGCTTGAAGCGGTTGAACGAGGCGAGATTAAGCGACTGATGATCCTGATGCCGCCTCGGCACGGGAAATCGATGCTGACGAGTGAGTTCTTCCCGGCTTGGTATATGGGCCGCAACCCCGAAAACTACATCATCGCTGCGACCTACGCCCAAGAGTTCGCCGACGACATTGGCCGCAAGGTCCGCAATCAACTAACCGATCCTGATTTCCGCGCGATCTTCCCCGGCGTCATGGCGCGGTCGGACAGCACCAGCGCCAAGCGGTTTCACACCACCAGCGGCGGTTCGTATTTCGCGGTTGGCGTCGGCGGGCCTGCCACCGGACGCGGCGCGCATCTGTTCCTGATCGACGACCCGCTGAAAAACCGCGAGGATGCAGAGAGCGAGGCGCTTCGGCGCAAGCTCAAGGACTGGTACACTTCGGTCGCCTACACCCGCCTAATGCCAGGCGGCGCCATCGTCATCATTCAGACTCGCTGGCACGAGGATGACTTGGCGGGCTGGCTTCTCGCCGAACATGCGCATGAAGGATGGGACGTCCTGAGCCTGCCCGCCATCGACGATGACGGCGATGCGCTATGGCCCGAAGCCTACCCGCTTGAACGCCTTCGGGAGATCGAGCGCACTATTGGACCGCGCGATTGGGCAAGTCTATATCAACAACGCCCGGCACCAGCGGCCGGTGCCCTGTTCGACGTTGGTAAAATCCAGGTCGTCGATGCACTGCCGCTTGGGCTGACGCTGGTTCGCGGCTGGGATTTGGCGGCAACACGACAAGTCGGCACCAACAACCCGGATTGGACGGTTGGAGCGCTTCAAGGACGCGGTCGAGATGGCGTGTTCTATATCGCCGATATCGTCAGGTTCCGAGGCAGCCCATTGGATGTCGAGACGGCCATTGACAACACGGCAGATTTGGACGGGCCGCACGTCAAGATAAGCATCCCGCAAGACCCAGGCCAAGCCGGCAAGGCTCAGGCGCTCCGGTTTGTGCAAATGCTCGCCGGGCACACGGTCGTCACCAGCCCGGAGACAGGCGACAAGGCGACACGCGCGGCACCATTCGCGGCACAGGTTGAAGCCGGCAACGTCCGCATGCTTCGCGCGCCGTGGAACCGCATGCTGATCGACGAAATGACGATGTTCCCGAACGGGACGAAAGACGATCAAGTTGACGCACTATCCCGCGCGTTCTCCGAGCTATCGACCCGCAAGCCCATGTCCATTTCCCCCGACGCAATGAAGGCCATTACCCGCCGATGACCCGCCGCACCCCCTCCCGCCCTGCTGTGCCAGCCCCCGTGCGCGCGCCCATGAGCATCCGGCGGACTGCGGTTGCCGATTGCAAGGGGCCTGAGGCGCATAAGCTGGAAGCTTGGACGGTTGCCCGCCCCATGCCCGGCGTCATGCCTGCCGGGGCCGGAATGGCGATGGATAGCGCGATCCAGTCCTCGTATGACTGGGCGCAATCGAGCGCGCTGTATTCGGAGGGTTTGGGCTTTCTCGGCTACCCGTACCTCGCCGAACTGACCCAGCGCGCCGAATACCGCCGCCCTGCGGAAATCATGGCCCGCGAGATGACCCGCAAATGGATCAAGCTGACGGCTACGGGCGGCGATGACAAGACAGACCGCATCGCCGAGCTTGACGCGGAAACGAAGCGCCTGGACTTGCAGGGTGTGTTCCGTCGCGCCCTGGAAATGGACGGGTTTTTTGGTCGGGCGCATCTATTCCTCGACTTCGGAAATGTCGATCCCGACGAGGTGAAGACGCCTCTTGCGCTGAGTTCGGCTAAGATCGCCATCGGCTCGCTTAAGCGTGTTGCCGTCGTTGAGCCGATGTGGACGTACCCGAACAACTACAACTCTGTCGATCCGCTCGCCCCCGACTT